TCCTCGTAAAAGCAATGACACAAAAGAGCAGTAAGTTCATCAAAATACTCTCGTCCATGCAAAAATGCTTCGTGTTGTGCTCCAATAGCACAATTTAATAAACGTTCAGTTGACGACACACCTGATTCTAAACTTTCAAACATTAAACCTTTCAAAATACTATCTTTTTGTATTGGCATCATCCAACCCAAATTTTCGTCTTTACGAAAATTACGTTTAAGAAAAGTTAATTCAGAAAAGTCAATAAACGGACGCAACTCTGCATCTTTCTTTGCAGGAGTTACCTTATAACCAATGCAAGCAAGATCTCTTGCTATCTCTATTACATTAAACCAAGTTATAATACCTTTATGTACTGATCCACCATCATCATCTCCATATGTTGCTAAACGTACTAACATACGAAACTTAACATTTTCTAAGGAAACAAGACCAGAACCAATTTCTATATTTTTAATACATCTCACAGCAGGAGGAATTCTTAACACTCCTCGTTTAAAGACAACACGTACAATAGCAGAATTACACGCAGAATTCATTGTTAAAGTATAAATCTTTCCAGATGCTAAGCCCATAAATTTTAAAAATACATCCATATTAAGAATACATAACCCATAGAGTGAACGTAACATCATAAGAAATAATATTAAGATGTCAAGTGGTTTATATCCAACAGCAGTACCAATTTTGACCCAAGCTTGAGCAATTTTATTTAATAACACCTTACGATGCCGCATATCAAATTTACTAAAGTCTAAATCATAAAAATGGGAAAAAGCTAACAACCACTTTGCTAAACGGTCTGCATCACGAGAACCACAATTTATACCACCCCTACACTCCGATATCTCAGGCATAGAAAGCAATACAGAATTAATAGGTGCCAAAAAAGCACGTTCTATAATTTGTTCATGGTAATGTCCAGGATAAAAGATACGCACCTTAGCTTGATCAACTTTCTCTTTAGGCAACACTTCATCTTTAAAAGCCAAATTACATGAAAGTATAGGTATGTTACCAGACCTGTACACTTCCATTAATTTTTCACATTCTCGTACTACTACTGGATGTAATGAAAAATTATCACCTTCACCTTCAGCTTTAAGCCAACACTGTTTCTTCTTACTAGCATGTAATCCTTTTTCATCTACAATAGCATCCCGAATTATACCACCTGTAGCAGTATTAAAATTCATTGATCCAATAAGACTATCATTGTCTCCAAACAACGTATTTGCTAAATCTAAAGGATGTGCACGAATATCTTTTTGTTTAATTTCTTCTAAAATAGGTTCTAACCAATCATTTAAAGCTTCTTCAACTTCCCATGATTGTAAATCTGAAGGAGAATCTGTAGCTCCAAACGTATGCACAACAGCATCCATATATTTCCCATCTTGAACCAATTTAGTTTTACGTGGAACATCAAATTCCTGTGCACAATGTGGAGCTAAATACTTATAAAATGGTGATCGCACAATACTACTCGAAAAAGATCTATTTCCTCCAGGAATAGTACCGAGAATCTGGATTTCTGGAGTGTTGGGTAAATTTCGCAAAGAAGATTTATTATTTAATGGTTGTAAATTACGAATCAAAACATCTTCCATCACTACTAATTCACCAGCAATGATAGGAATATCAGGAAAGACCTTTTCCAAATGTCTTTTGCACAAAGGAATCAATCCTCCCAATCTTCCATAAATTGCACTATTTACTGTAAACGCTACCGTTCCTAAAATGAAAGATGTTCCTTTCAAGTGTGCAATAGCAGCTGACGAACAATCACCTTGTTCAATAAGCATTGGACCATAATAACAAGCCCAATTCCAATTTGGTTTAGGTGGGGAATATGAAACATGAGCTTCAATATTCAAGTTCGGAATAGTAATATGATAAGATTCTTGAGCAACCTCATTTTGTAAATATTTAGTCAAGTCACTAAATGCTCCAGGAAACACATTATCAAAGTAAGCACCTTCAGACTCAGGAATGGTCTTCATATCTTTATATTTATGAAACGAATAATCTACTCCATTATAACGCAATACAAAAACTGGATCATCACATGTAACAGTTAAAAAATAATGTTGATTACAAACAAATATTTGATTATTAAGCACTAAAAGTCTTTGCTTAGCAACCTGACCCTTGTATCTAAATTCTACTAAAAGGGTATTTGCTTGTATCTTCTTCTCTAAAGCAGCTGGTGCAACACCTTGCACTACAGCTCGATAAACATCCATATCTCTAATTTCTGGTTGCCAATTTCTGACAACATCTTTTGGAAAATTTGGAACAGTCTCATACTTTTCACTAAACAGAGAATTATTCACGAAAGTTTCCTTACTAAAAACTGGTCCTGCTGGTTCATATATTGTCTTAAAATATTTATACAACATAAGTCCAACGGCACCTCCTAATACATACTTGTAATAGGCCTTAACCTTTTCTTCAATAGATAACATTATTTTTCTACCTTCTAATGCTCTTCTGGTAAATTCATCATCTTTATAACAAAATAAAATAAAATCATAAACGCGCTCATTCTTAAGTGCAGCAATATATAACGATGATTTAAATTCTTGTTCAAAATTTATAAATTTTAAATGCACATATTCA